CTTGCTCTGGCTCTAGGTGCTTGTCTACTAACTGGACGACAAACTCATATTCCTTAGAGGTCATTTCTTTGTCTAAGGGTTTTGGGTCTTCGTAGCTNGCAAACTTTCTTGTTTTCGGCATATGGTTTTTCTCAGTTTGTTTACGATTTGTTCTCGTAATGAAGACACTATTACAGGTGTGCCACCAAGATATCTAGGAATATACTTCATAACGTTATTATACTACAGATTTACAATTGTGTCAATAGGTTTTCAAAATACCCCCCGGAATGAACGCACTGGACTATAAAACAACTGACCACCACTGGGGGGGTCGCGTTCTCGTTTTGTTCCTAGTTTGTCCAAGGTTGAGAACAAAAGGGGAATAAAAGAGGACCAGGAGAACAAAACGTGAACAAAAGGAGATCGAGAACAAAACGTGAACAAAATTGTACAATTGGAACAAAACGTGAACACCCAATGGTGTGACAAATTTGTCACTGTTGCTAATGCATCACTGTTGCAATAGTGTCACAGTGTTGCATCTGGGTAACAGTGTGACAATTGTGTCACAGTGTTGCAGGATTGCAACAAATATTTTAAAAGTGTGCGTGTGTGTGCCCATTGAACATAGTTTGGCATTGATATTGCAAGGTATGCGTTTGGCGAATGGATGCATATACAGGTATGCATTTGACGCATATGGTCCTAAAACGCTCTCAGAAGCCCGCTGATGCGCCTTGGCGATATGGTGCCCACGGTATGCAAAAATAATCTGCGCGAATGTAGCATAGTTGGCACGGCGTTTGCTTAGACAAATATCATGCCAGAATAAAAATGCATAATAGGCAAAATAATGCTTGTGATGATTTGGGCAGGATGCTAGGCTGTGAGAGTAATAGAGAACCCATAGAGATAGAGACAAGTTGTCTAAACTAAACAAAGGAGAACACAAATGGACGAACTACTAAAGACACTGCCCGAGATAATTAGTTTCGACGACGTAAGAGGTAGAAGAACACGAACATACAGCTTCAAACGGCCCCACGCGTTCATATCAGAGCACGGCGAGCTACTTATAAGCGGCGAACATGGGGACGATTTGATTGATTATTATGGAGACTGCCGAGGCGGTGGTCCTTACATCCACCCTGAACTTATTGAGTGGGCTGTACAACACGACGGCTATTGGGAGTGGGTACATCCGGGCGCGATTTGTTTCGTACGTTGACACAACGGAGCGCATCGATTACGGTGCGCTCTATTGTATCAATTGGAGGACTATCACAAATGTCAACTTTAAAACAGAGCCATGCGGCCATTGTGGAAGGTCGCACCATGTACAGCAAGAATGTACACACTCTTGACACCTATACACATAAGGCCCTTAAACCATCGACCAACAAGAAACTAGGCCGCAAGGTTACCAAGGGAAAACTTGCTGGGATGCCGATTTACACCTTAACCCTTGAGGAGCGAGCAACATGCGACAGGGCCTGCGAGCATTGGCTAGACTGCTATGGAAACAATATGCCATTTGCACACCGCATTGACATTGAAGGCCTTGAAGCTCGCTTGGAAACAGAACTGGACGCCTTAGACAGTAAACACAAGCAAGGCTACTTGGTCCGCTTGCATGTGCTGGGCGACTTCTACTCGACCGAATATGTTAAGTTTTGGCAGGTTCAAGTCGCCAAACGTGACAAGCTTCACGTTTACGGCTATTCTAGACATCATCCGGGTAAGCCCGTAGGTGACGCCTTACGTCACGCTCGTAAAGTGCTAGGCTTCGCTCGCTTTGCAATCAGGTTCTCTACATTGCCAAGTGATAACTTATCTGCTAACACAATCCACAACACGGCCAAGGATGCTATTACTTGCCCGGTCCAGCTAGACAAAACAGACAATTGCGGCACTTGTTCGCTTTGCTGGACCGCCCAGAGGCCAATCACTTTTCTAGATCACTAAGGTGTTGACAGAACTGAGCGCATGACATAACATGCGCTCTATTGTGTCAATATTGGAGAATGTTATGGAACGCGAATGTGAACTAAACGGTCATAGAGACGATGGCCGTGGTGTGTGTACCGAGTGTGGCGGATTTTTAGGAATGCGAAACAAATGGTATTTGGGACTATACGAAAAGTCCGGAGTACTGGCGCGCGAATTCGTAAGGCGTGGATATAAGGCATTGTGCGTCGACCTTGATGCCGAACCCGGCGAACGCGATGGCGTAACATACGTTAAATCTAATATGACGGATTTTATACCGCCGCGATACGTTATCGAGGAAGGTGTAGCATTCGTGGCGGCATTCCCGCCATGCGACCACTTGGCCGTGTCTGGCGCTCGATGGTTTGCTGGAAAAGGCTTAGGCGCACTGGCGCAAAGCGTCGAGCTATTCGGAAAAGCTGCATTCTGGGCGGAGTATTTCGACGCGCCGTACATGATCGAGAACCCCGTAAGCACGATTTCGACATATTGGCGCAAACCGGACTATACTTTCCACCCGTGGGAATATTCTGGACTGAACGCCGACGATTGCTACACCAAAAAAACGTGCCTATGGACGGGCAATGGTTTCGTCATGCCAGAGCCGGACCACCCAGCAGACGTCGCACCAGACGACCGCATACACAAAGCAGCTCCGGGACCAGATCGCGCCAGTTTTCGCTCTCGCACACCACAAGGCTTTTCTATTGCCGTTGCGGCCTCAAATTGCTGTTGACAGAAAGGAGCGCATGGCCTAACATGCGCTCTATTGTGTCAATGCCATTACGAAAGGAAAACAAATGGCTAAATTAGTGAAGACGGCAGGCTTAAACGATGGCACCAACGGAAAGCGTTTCGCTTGGGGACTGTATCGTAAACGGGTTGCTAAATCCCGTTGGGGAATCTCGACTGGCCCGACAATGACGGGTTTTCACATGGGCCGTCGGAGTCTCTATGTAGAGNATCGTGCAGCGATTAAACGGCTGCANNACTTCGCCGGTTAATACAAGGGAGAGTCAGATATATTCTGGCTCTCCATTGTATCAATTGGAGGTTAGACAATGCACAGCTTAAANGACAACCAATTAGTAGTGTTTGAACACCTGAGAGAAATCCTGGAAAAAACAATCGAGGGTATGTACCCCCTTCAGAACAAGCAAGTAGCCAAAATATACACTGAGGAGATACTGGACTATGCATACGTGCCAATTTGCGAACTTGCAGACGACATCGAAGCAACAGAAAAGACCAATCCAGACATTTATTAATCCATACCCCTTGACAATTGACAGTGTCGTACTATATTATACTCTATAGAGTACACAATAGAGATATTAATAAAGTTACACTGTAGCTCTATAGAGTACTCTATAGAGAGACACCGGAGGAGAATAAAATGAGATGCGCTATATGTGACGCAAAACTGCCAGACAACCAGCCTTTGCATAATGACATATGTTCTGTTTGTCGAAATGCTATACGCCAAGCGTTTACCTATGAACTTGAAGAGGACAACAGTATTCAATGCTTGCAGGACTTGTCGGAAAACTATTAATAACAGCCTACAATATGGAGACCAAAATGAAGCGCAGAGGAAAAGAGGCACATGCTCTACAATCACCATTGTATCGCCAACGTGTCAAAACGACAAAAAAGCGTCCGTACTATGACGCTAAAGAAGTCATGGACAATGACTTTTCCCATGAAGGACTAACCCCTATTGGATACTACATAGAGGAGAGCGTAGGAGAGGACTATTGACCATGGCCAAGCGACAGGTGATCCACGTGAACCAGCACATCATCAAGGCAAACAGGAAGACAGGGGAGCGAACACCTCCCCTGACCATGAAGAGCTACACCAAAAACATCAAGGCCACAGAGATAGCCATTGACGGGAAGGCACGGGTAATCTATAGTCCAGATAAGCCGCTCCCCTGTGGCGCGGTGGTTTGGATAGAGACAGACGATGACGCTATTGTAAAGGTACAATGAAATGGAATGGACAATGTCTTTTCCCATGAAGGACTAACCCCCGTTGGATACTACACAGAGGAGACCGTAGGAGATGAATAGAGACGAAATCCTGGAAGCCGCTTGCAAGCTAATCAACGGCGAACGTGCTGAACAATATGGAGACGCTTACCTTAACCATGCTAGGATTGCGGCATTGTGGAATACATATGTTCGCTCAAGGCCTGACAACCTAACGCCTGTCGATGTTGCTATGATGCTAGTCTTGGTGAAAGTCGCACGCAGTATCGAGACGCCCAAGGACGATAGTTTTGTCGATATAGCAGGGTACGCAGCATTGGCAGGAGAGATGTCAAATGTCGGGAAATGACGTCTTCCCCCTTGACAGCTTTTATTTTTCCGAGGCACTACAGGTTGCTGTTTACATATCTGTTCTGACTGTGTTTTATGTTCTATTCAAGAGGTTCAAATGAGTAACGAAATCATAGGCGGCGCTCCATCATTACCCTTTCAAATCTTTATGAAAGGCTTGGAGGATGTGTTTGGTTTGGATAAATCGGTCACGCCTTTCTTGATGAGCATGGCTGAGATAAATAACAAGCCAGCTGAATATTTTATCTGCATGGCCTTGGAGGAGTTCAAAATTTACCTTGACCAAGAACCGCATTTTGATGTAGACTTGGAAGACGATGACGACGATGGTCTTCATAAGATGTTAAGCAAAAAGGTGAGTCATTGATGAATATATTCTACTTACATCCTGACCCTCTTACCACGGCAGAAATGCACTGTGATAAGCACTGCGTCAAGATGATCCTAGAGACAGCGCAGATGCTATGCACTGCTCACCGTGTGCTAGACGGTGACGAAAGGGCAGACAAGCTGGACATGTACAAGACTGCCCACCTTAACCACCCCTCTACTAAGTGGGTCAGGGGATCACTGCTCCAGTACGAGTGGACCTATCGCCTGTTCAAGTTTTTATGTGACGAATACACCAATAGGTATAACAAGGTACACAAAACAGATACCAAGTTACGAGAGGCGCTGAAGACGCCACCCTACGCATTGCATCTAGCGTTTTCTTCTCAAGAGTACACCCAACCACCCCAGTGTATGCCTGATCAGTACAAGGTACAGGACGATGCGGTACACGCCTACCGTAATTACTACAAGGGCGAGAAGTCCGGGTTTGCAAAGT